AAGGAACAAATCGAAAAGCTAAAAATATATTTGAAACATGGAAAAAACAATCAACCAATTAAAAAGGGAATTCGAAATAATAGCGACGGAACACCGTCAAATAAATGATTTCTTTTTTGGTGATTTTATCGACGCCGTTTCACGCGACGCGGTAAGCTTTCCAATAATGATTGTAACTTTGCAACCTGGAACAATTGGTGACAATTTTGTCGGAGTAAATTGCATTATTTCAATAGCTGATAAATATAATCTTCAAGAATATCGCCAGATTGATGAAATTCATTCCGATTGCTTGTCCATTTGCAAAGATATTCATGTGACATTTAAGCAATGGCGCTTTGAAGAATTCTTGGATATTCAAGGAACGATTTCGACGACGCCATTTATTAACCGATCACACGACGTGACGGCCGGTTGGACAATGAACATGGCCTTGAATATATACGATTACGAAAATTGGTGTGAAATTCCTTACGATAATTACGATTTTGAGAACAACTAAACATATTATAGTATATGAATAAGCATTTAAGATCATTGTCCGTAATGTTTTTTGTTGCAGCGTATGGAACGGCGGTCGCAATGTATTTCGAAGACGCGTTGTTCTTGAAACTTGGTGGCGTCGCGCTTGGATTGTTCTTAACATTCCAGTTGATTGAAAAATTTGAAAATAAATGAAAATACAATTATATATATTACTCGCGAACATTCGATTATCGTTTACGAAATTACTTGCGGTTGTTGGCGCGTTTTTTTTACCAATATCCGGAATTTTGTTCCTGGTTGGATTCGCGATATTTGTTGACACCTTGACCGGACTTTGGAAAGCAAAAAAATTAAAGATTGCAATCACATCAAGAAAATTATCGGCGGTCATTTCAAAATTATTTCTTTACGAACTGGCGGTCATTGGATTTTACTTGATTGACTTTTGGATTTTAAACGATATAATAAAACAATTTTTTTCCGTTCCATTAATGTTGACGAAAATTCTTTCATTGGTTCTTGTAAGCATCGAAGTCATGTCAATCAATGAGAATTATTTTGCAATCCGTAAAATCTCGATTTGGCAAGGAATGAAGAACCTTTTTTCCAGAGCAAAAGAAATTAAAAACGATATCAATGGAATTAGATCAAACCAAGATAGTTCAACACCGTCTATCTAACGACCAATTTTTTCAAGACGTTCACGAAAAGAAACAAATCTATCTTCACCACACCGCCGGCGGTGGCAATCCGGTATCGGTTGCAAAATTCTTTCAACAAAAGGAAGGAAAGGTCGCGACGGCATTCGTAATTGGTGAAAAAGGAACAATCGTTCAATTGTTTTCGTCAAAACATTGGGCGTATCACCTTGGATTGAAGCCGGAAGTTTTCGCCGAAAAAGGAATCACTTATCGAAGTCTTGACAAGATATCAATCGGAATTGAAATTTGCAACTACGGGCCGCTAAAAAAGCAAAACGGTAACTTCATCAATTATGTTGGTGGCAAAGTTGACCGCTCGCAAGTAACGGAATTGAATGGCAAATATAAAGGTCATATTTTTTGGCAAAGATACACTGATGAACAAATCGAATCAACGCGTCAATTGCTTGTTTACCTTTGTGACACTTACGGAATAAGCAAAGAATATAACGATTCAATTTTTGACATCGACAAGCGCGCTTTGAAAAGTGAAAACGGAATTTTCACGCACAATTCAGTCCGACACGACAAGTCCGACATTTATCCATGTCCAAGAATGATTGAAATGTTAAAGAACTTATGAAAAAACTAATCGCATTTTTAAGCGTTTTAACGATGTTTGCTTGTTCATCCGAACGAATGGCACAATATCACTATAAAAAGGCCTTAAAACATGGCTTGAAGCTTGTCCAAGATAGTGACACGATTCGAATTGCAACCGTTGATTCGATTGCTTATTATATTAGCGATTCCATTTACTTTGAAAAGGTTATTCGTTACCGCGATTCGGTTGTGTTTTTTAGAAACGTTTATATTCCCAAAACGAAATGGCAAACCAGGATCGAATATCGCTACAAAACGCAACTTGTTAAACAAGATGTATTAAAATATAAGTACATTTATAAGGATTCCAAAGAAAAGCGCAAAGAAGTTCAACAAACAAAACGCAAAACGAATTGGAGTTTATTCCTTTGGGGTTTTCTTTGTGGAATTGGATTGTTTTTTCTTTTGCGTTTACTTGATAAATTAAGACGAATCGTTTGATAAATAATTTTAGACCAAGACTAAGCGCCGACGAAGCCGAAGTTTTACATAAATACCGAGCGATTAAAAGAACCGCCAATGAAATGGACATGGATGACAAAAATGTCAAACATGGTTGGATCAAGAATAAAACCGCATCGCTATTCTTCAAGAATCCGAACTTTAAGACCGAAGATCAACAAGGATTCGAAACGATGAAACAAGAAATCATTGATTCGATTTCAAATTATATTCCGAAATATATTGCGATTGAACGCGACAAAGTGATTGAAGGTCATTTGCTGGTCATTGATCCGGCCGACATCCACATCGGAAAGTTGGTCGAAGCTTTCGAGACCGGCGAAGATTACAATTGCCAGGTTGCCGTAAAACGAGTTCGCGAAGGCGTCCAAGGAATAATCAACAAGGCGAAAGGATTCAACATCGACAAGATTCTTTTCATTGGTGGCAATGACATCCTTCACATCGATACACCCACGAGAACCACAACCGGCGGAACGCCACAAGATACGGACGGCAATTGGTATTCGAATTTTTTAACCGCAAAGAAATTATATGTTGAAATTTTAGAAATGCTTTTGCCGATTGCGGACGTCCATTTCACCTTCAATCCTTCGAATCATGATTACATGTCCGGTTTTTTCTTGGCCGATGTCATCCAGACTTGGTTCAAGGATTCAAAGAATATCACTTTCGATTGTTCCATTGCGCATCGCAAAGGTTTTTTGTACGGAAAGAATCTAATCGGAACAACACATGGCGACGGCGCAAAACAACAAGACTTGCCGTTGCTAATGGCTGCGGAATTTCCAATGGAATGGTCAAAATCAAAACATCGTTACATTTACACTCACCACATTCACCACAAATCGTCGAAAGATTACATCGGAATCACCGTTGAATCGTTGCGAAGTCCGTCCGGGAGTGATTCCTGGCATCACAAAAAAGGTTATTTGTCAATAAAGGCGGTCGAAGGATTCCTTCATCACAAAGAATTCGGCCAGGTGGCACGATTGACGCACATTTTTTAAGGTTATATCCTTACTATACGGGAACTTTCATAAGGTTTTACCCTTACTTTCTTATTTAGAATCATTCTAAATTTGTGTATTTATTAAAAATAATGTTGATAATGTTTTTTAGTTATAAAATAACGCCGTAGATTTGAAAATAATTTAAAACTAAACAACATGAAAGACTTCATCGCAACGCTCGACTTTTTAGAAAAGCAACAAGCTGAAAACACAATGACAAATTATCAACTTCACATGATCATTCAAACAATGGCGACATTTATTCCCGACGAAAACTTAAATGAAATCGAAACCGCGTTCAACATTTTTAAAAACTAAATTATGAAAAATAAATTAAACAATCTAATCTATTATTTCACACCGTTAAACGATGAACATAAAGACATTTTAAACACGTCCATTGTCTTCGTTTTGTTTTGGGTGGCCGTTTATACATTTTGCTATTTAACTAATCTTTAAAACGAAGAAAATGAACCTTGACGAATTAGAATTTATCGACCGAAACAATCTTTGTCTTTATTACGAAATTGACAAAATTCAATTTCACTTGAATTTCACCTGGGAATTCTCACATTATAACGAAGATGAAGGCGAAGGCAAAATTGACGTTTACGCCGAAGACTGCCAACAATGGATCAACGGCGTTTGTCATCCATACTTTCCAACAAATCAAGAAATGCGCGAAGTGAAATCGGCAATTGAAGACATTGTTCTTCAAGATATGAACGGTTATGGCCTTGACGAATGGTTGGAAAGCCGAGAACTTGACGACAATTATTTTGACGAAAATTAAAAACAAAAAAATGAAAGTAAACAAACAACAATGGATTGACGCAACGGCCAATCTTAAAAAAAGGCGAGCAGCTTGGAATAATTTTGATGACAATATAAAATTGGACAAACCGATTCGCAATTATG